ATAAATTATCTGTCCATCATAATAAAGCTTGTTGTCGGCCACATAGGCCAGCTTATCCTTGCCAGCAATTCCCTGTAAATGAGCAATTTGCTGTTTATCCCCACGTGGTCCTCGGGGAGAAAAAATCGGAAAATTTCGGCTGGATATATTTTTCATATCATACCACTCGCCGCTGTTTGGGCGCAGTGTGTGATTATACCCCATAAACTGGGTAATAGATTCACGTCCTGCCGATAGACTGGTTAAGTTGTTATAAGGTAAATTTTTCATGTAAACCTCAAAGCAGAACCATCGTGTTTTGGTTTGTGCGTCCGGTTATAGTCGGCCGCAAAGGCCGCATATGCCGCATCATATAAAACCGCCATATTTTGATATCGCGTCATTTGTCCGAGTAAAAGCTGTATCTTGGATTCCAAATAGAAATAATAAAGTTCAGCAAAAACCTCCGACACCAATAGTTCAGTCGACTCGGTATATTCCTGAATCGATATGTCCGGCGTATCCTAGTGCGTGTCAAAAAGAGCGCGTTTTATCTGTTGGTCAAGAGCTTCTAAATACTTAATTTTCACATTTTGATCAATCTGATTATGACATACTTTATCAACATAAGAAATTACATCTATTACTTTCATCCTATCCCTCTAAATAATAAGAGGGCGTTATAAAACGCCCCCTATGTCTTGGCGCTATTCGTTTGCCGACAATGCTTCTGCTTGCTCTTCGGCCCGCGTTTCCGCCGCTTCGGCACGCATCAATTCATTGTAAACAGCAATCGGCACTTCAACGTCTATCCCCCGCTTCACTAAATAGGACACGCCGTCAATACCTACAAACTTTGCGTCCTCTCCATGCTTTTTCGGCAGTCTGATAAAAGCCGTTTTTCGGGAAGCGCTTCCCTTTTCTTTTGTATCAGCCATAATTTCCTCCTTACTTTGTTATACGTTCGCGGTATCAGCATCTGCTAGAGAAGACGTCACCTTAAGGTTGATCAGCCGTTCTGGATAAAGCATACAAACGCCGAACGCCGTAATTTTCCAACCTACCGAACTGTACTGATTCAGCGGATTTGCCGTGCCGCCCTCGCTTTTATCCTTGACAATCGTTTCAAGTCCGCCACCGGTCACATCGACAACGCCGTAAGCATCAAGACCGAATATAGGCGTATAGTATACTTTTTTACCATCTTCTTCATGAATCGGGGCTTGCGTTGTTTCAAAGAATCGTACGCCATATAGTTCACCTATCTCTCCCGCATAAATATTTTCAGGGTTTTTATATTTGTGCGCGTCAATCCACGCATCATTCTGCATCAGGTCATACGCAACGGAGGGATGGATAATGCAGTGATATTTTCCGTTAATGGACGGCGCGTTCTGGCGTTTGAGCGCCGCGACACATTGGGCAATCAAGGCCGGTGTAATCACGTTCGAACCATCTGATACAATATTGGTATTGGCATATACAACATCACGCGCGAGAGAATCAAGCGATCTGCCGGCATTATCACCGTGTTCTTTTGTAACCTCCAAAATAACATTGTCGATTGCTGTTAAGTCAAGCACATCCGAAACCGGCGTCCAATCCCCATACTGTGCCGTATCAGCTGTGATAATGGAAACAGCAGTTGCTGTTGGTTTAGGAACCACACCTTCGGTTAAAGGGGTAGTCACTTTTTCAAACTGTGAAAAACGGCGCCATTCCGCCTTTTTGCCGCTGCCCGCAGGAATGGGACACTTCTTTCCAAACTGCACATAAACCAAATTGGGTTGTGCGTTTTCGAGCAGCTCTGTGTTGTAATAAGTTTTCATCTCGTGCGACATTGATTCCGGTTTGGAAGTCGTCATGCCGACAGTTGACGCATCGTATACAGTCGCCGAAGCACCCTCGCCCGCAAACAACTGTAAATTAATAAACATTAAAAATTCCATATTTTTCTCCTTATCAAATCAATATTAAAGCCTAATTTTTTCACCTCTTGCGACCCTGTCACGAATCGCGGCGCGATCCTCTTTCGTCCATTTGGACGGATCACTCTTTACAATCGTTGGCGGAACCGAAGAGAGACCGCCTTCTTTAGGACGCGCCCCATTCGCGGCCACCGCATTCGCTGTTTTTAAAGAAGCCTGTTCAGCCGCCGTTTTCACAACACCCGTGAGAATTTCACGGTGATGAATAGCATACATCGCATCTTCAATCGAAGTGGGCGAACCAGGGCGAACCAAATAAGCAAAATTGGGATTCTTCATTTCTTCATCAAGATTAAAGGCAGGAAAAGTCTTTTGCACCTGGGGTACCTGTTCTTGCAAATTTTGAATCCATGCATGGTGTGCTTCGCGTTCTTCGTGTTCCCTTACCTTTTCCTGGAAGGTTTTCATCTCGCGCTCTCTTGCGATTGATTTTTTGTAATCACCTACGCTCATGCCATGCTCATAAGCCTCTTTGGCATATAGCTCGTCATCAGCGTCCTGCGCCTTGCGAATATCGTCAAGCAAGGATTCAGAGGCAGGGTCAAGTCCATAACCTCTGGCTGTGTTTTCCAGCAGCTCCCGCATAGAAGAAACTTGCTTCTCTAAATCAGCGCTGTTTTTAAAGCGCTTATCAAGAGCCTCTTTCACCCGTTTTTGAAAGTCGTCCTTGTACTTGCCATGAATCAGACTGTCAAAGGTTTCCTCTTGCTCCTGTGGTTTTTCTTCGGGCTTTTCCTCCGGTCCAGGCGTGTCCCCGGCTTTCTCCTCGGATTTTACGCCGAGAACTGCCGCCTCCTGCTTGCCGTATAAAATACGCGGCGCTGTTTGGGGTTTGTTTTGCTTGTCTTGTTTCGCGGCGAACGAAACATTCGATCCAGCAGTTTCTTCTGTCATAGAGGGTGATTCGGCCGCATCCCCTTCTCCAAATAACTGCAAATTCAATCGATTAATTTTCAGCCTAAAAAATTTCATTTTATTTCCTCCTGTGGGTATAGCCCACGAATCTTCAAGATATTGAATCTTCAAGAAAAAACTGACATTTTTCCTTGTCTCCACTATATATCATATAAATAAATTTATCTAACCCCGTCATAAAATTATTTTTGCACAAAGCTAACATACTGCGCATAATTTGCCGCCAGCAGCTTAAAGGCGTTTATATAATTCTGGTAAGTAAACTGTACAAAGGGTCTTAATAATATCGACGGTTCGCAAACAATCTCGGCATTGCCGCTTTCAATACGAATAACCGGCGCCTTTTTCATCTTCCCCGGCAAAACATGCCTTTTCGCTTTATCATACAGTTTCATCATAGACCCAGCCAAACCATAAATGAGTATCGAGCAAGAAGCGCATACCAAATCATGACCGGCCGGGGCGCTTCCGGCATGTCCCATACAAACCAAGCGGCAAGCCTTCTTTTCATAGATAATTTGAATCATCATACCCCCTGGGGCCGTGCCGCATCGTCTGCTTTTCGCCTTGCTTCTTTAACAAAAGCATGTTCGCCGTCACCACTCATACCAGATACATTAATCGAACCGCCCGGCATCGGCTGTCCTCCCGTTCCCAAAATCTGCGGCACAAGCTGCGGCTCATATTTCTGGGCCAGCGCGGCGGCAAGCTGCTTCATTTGTTCAAGCTGCTGGAAAAGCTGCCCATTTTGCTTGATTCTGTTTTCAATGTCGTCTTTGTGGTCAAAATCCATGGCCTCAAGACAAGCCAGCGCTTGATCGGAAAGCTGTGGATTGAAAAAACCGAGATTAAAGAATTGCAGCGCCATCTCATTTTGGCTTTGCTTGGTATATTCAGTGGCGTTTTGTGCCGATACTTCAACATCAAAGACAGGCAGTCTTAGACCCATCTGTACCCCCATCATATTGGTTTGCGCCCGTTCGCCAAGACCTGCGTTTGTATATTCAACGAATTCCTGCGCCCCGCGTTCTCCCATAATACGAAATGTTCTCGGTATCTCATAAAATTGCCTGATTAATTCAATACACAAAAGAACAACCTCTTTGAATGCGTTATATGCATCGCGCGTCGAATCCTTGCTCATGCGGCCAGATACTTCCTGCAAAGTCGCAATAGCCGAAGCGGCCGTCACCCCGCTAGAGGTTCCTCCATTGGCCACATCCCGGTTGCCAAGCACTTCTTTAATCTCGTTTACCTTCATTTGATAAACATTCAAAAAATTACCGGATAAAGATGTTTTTGGTATCTCCCGAATATCTGTATCACTCACAGGCCCTTCTACTCTTACAAATGGTTTGGTAAAATCGGCAAATTCGGCTTCGTTCACATTTGAATTGCCTCCTACAAGATACCGTGGCGTAGAATTTGCAAGCGTCGATTTGATAAAGGCCTGATCCATTAAATCAATCTGGGTCTGCAACGATTTACCAATGTCAATGTAGCCGTATCCTGCAATACTGCCTTCCACCTCAAAAAGGGGGTCAAATACAAACGGATACAGTCCATGGTCATATAAACCCCGTTCGCTGGGTGGTTCTCCAAGCGGCTCCCCGGTGCGAAGAACGCTTCCGTCCGGCTGCCTCTCTTCTCTTACGCCCATAGGCGGCTTTGTGTCGTTTTCTGTTGCGTATAAGACACAATCCCCCGCATATTTGCAGTAATGCAGAATCGTTCGATTGCCGTTTTGAACTTTGTAGTATACATCTACGATAACCGCTTTGTTTGATACATCCACCGTGTCATCATATAAATACTTGCACATATTGAATGCGCCACCCGTTTTTAACTGGCCCTTGTATTCGGGATATTGCTGTTCCAGCAAATCAATGTCGACAAGATCAGTCAAAAACACATAGCGTGATTGTTGAATATTGTCAATACCCGGTTCCCAAAAAACACGCAATAAATCAATCTTTTTGATCGCAATATCACCAAGACCGTTATGTTTGCTGCCGTCCCAGAACACGCCGTAAATACCGGTACCCTGTTTGAGCTTGTATTTATTAACCTCGCTCCAAGTCTTGCGAAAATGATTTTGTTCGAGTACCACCGGCAAAATAGAAGAGAGCTTCTTGGCCTCGGGTACATCTTCTGCATTACGGGGTCTGACCGATGGTTCAGGATAAGCCGCGGTCACATCCGCATGCTTAACCTCAATGGTGTTCCATAAATAGGCCCCTTTGGGCTGAATATCATCAGGATTCCCGTTGCCGGTCTGCTGCCATTGATGCAACTTCCACCATTCTTCGTTTTCCACCGCCCGTCTTTCAACGCTGCTTTTCCCTTCTTTATATTTTCGCAGCACTTCGTTAAACTGCTTAATTTCATTCTGACCAATAGCCTGCGGAGGTTTGCGCCGCGGCTGGCCCATTTCGCTTTTATCAGCCGCTAAATCATCGCCTAAAGAATTCGCTTCCATGCCTCGTATTCTGCTTTGCATTTTGGGTTCGTAAAAGCGAAGGGTGTTTTTTCTTTTCAATAATCCCATTATTTTTTCCTCATACCCTGAATTTTCTTATTTGTTTTTTGCCTGTAGAATCAGAAAGCGTCCCCAGCGGATCGTAAAGCGGCGGCTTTGATTCTACCGCAATCAGCGGTTTCACCGGTCTTGCCATGCAGAAATAGCGGCTTTCGTCGGCCACGTGGTCCTCCTGCTTCGTGTCAAGGTCCTCGGGCTTTGTTTCTGAATATTGCAGCAGCGGAATGGTTCGTATAAAGGCCTTGCAGTTGTCAAAAATATACATTCTTGGCCGCCCGTTCTCGTCAAACTGCATCCGATATCTCATTTGCATCCAGCCCGCAATCCGTTCATTATCCCCCGGCACAAAATAAAGCCCGTATCGCATGGCCACCTCGGCCGTCGATTCCCCGTGGGAAGCGTCCCAAATTGCAGGATCGGCCACCCCTTGAATCTTCTTGCCCTTTAGATACGGGTGCTGGTTTTCAATGTTGTAAATTTCTTTGAATTGTTTGTCATTCGTCCATTTGATCCCCTCATCAGGCGCTTTGGTGCAGCCATATAATTCAAGCAAACGATACACAACGCCGTCTGTATCAATCCCCCACCATCCGCAGGAAAAGGGCTTGTTGTATCCCCAGTCATAGCTGCGCCAAATATTCATGCGCCGTATCTTGGCAAGGGGCAGCGGATGGATCACATGCGTCCACTCGCCATCATCATAATGCTTAGGATCATCCACAAATTCATCAAAAAATTGCCCAGCAAATACGTCCCATTTCCCATAAAGCCACGCGTCCCGCAGCTTTGGCGGCAAAGCTTCCAACTGCCTGATATAATCTGGCTGCATTTCCATGAGCACCGTGTTGTCCTGCACCAGGGCCTGTATAAAAGAATAATCTTCGGGGTTTTCATCCTCCTGAAATTTGCGGTCAATAAACAGCCGTTTGATGTAGTGGTGGCTGCGCCCCCCGGGGTTGCAGGTGTAATATACCCGCTTGGGAAATTGGTTCACCCCCCGACAGCAGGCAATGATCTTGCGTATCCATATTTCATCCAGATTGGTGGCCTCGTCAATAAAAATCACATCATATTCGGCCCCTTGATATTGTTCAGCGTCGGCCTCGGTGGCGCAATAGCCAAAGGATATGGTCGAACCACCCGGGAAGGTAAAGCGCTTTTTGGCATCATTGTATGTAGCA